TTGGATCGCATCCTAGATCATTTGTTAGCTCAGCATTAAGGACCTATAACAACCCAAGAGGTACTTGCAAGTAAGTAGATAGCTAACTTACTGGTAGACGTATTATAGTGTAACTGACCATCTACAGGATTAGCCGGATAACCAGCACTTACAGAGGCAACGGCTTTAGCTGTCTGCCAATTGGAACCATCATATATTTTATAGATCTGAGTACTAGCTGTATCTAACCAAGATTCACCTTTACTAAGAGAACTAAAACCTGCTGCAGAAGTATTAGGAGCAGTCGAACCAATAGAAATAGGTCCTACTTTAATTAAACCTGTTGAAGGAGAAGATGTATTATCAGCGAAAAAGAGTCCAGGGTCGCCTGCATTATTATTAACAGCTAACTCAGCAGTACCAAGACGAATAGGATAAGGTCGGTCATTGAGAGTACTAGAACGACGAGAAAGAATTTGTACAGCCATATCTAAATATTAATATAAAGATCAGAATCAACAACGACATCCTGATCAGTAATAGGATTATAAGTATCGCTATCTATTGTACTTGTAGAAGCCGTAGTACTAGTAGGAATACCATTAATAAAAGCACCTCCATCAATAACACCTGCTTCATAATCAGAAGCAAATTCATCAATAGGCTTATCAACTATGCCAAGCTTTGTATCTTCTAATAAAGCTGGAGATCTATTAAATAACTTGTTAATTAACGTAATCATTCGATTAGTAGTATTAACAGCTTTTCCATCTCGACTCAAATTCCCATCTGCATCTCGTTTTAAACCATCAGTAAGGGTCATTCCAATTACAGATGGATCAAAATCAGAAATAGATTGGGGTTGATTTCGATTACCAATAACAGTTTTGCCTCCACTCCACTTTGTATTTTGTTGAGTTAATTTTAATAACTCATAGTTATCTTGTACTTTTAATTTCTCTTTACTAAAGTTCTTTTCAAATTTCTCTAAACCAGCTCCAATAGGTTTATCACTTGGCTCTAATAACCAAGAACGAACATAATCATGTTTTTTTAAATTACTAACGGTGCAATAACCACTGCCAGTATCACTGAAAGGATAAACAACAGTAAAACTATTTGGATCAGGTACCGAACTAATGGTGTATTCACCAGAAACGGCATTGCCACTTGTAAATGTCAGTTCTATCTTAGTATTAGCTTGTAGATTATGATTGTCAACATTAACAGTTATATTTGGACCATCTTGAACGTACTTAGCAGCTAAATCAATAGGTTCATTTCCTTCATCATGTGTAAGAGCAAACATCGCTGCATAAATATGCTTACACCAACGCATTTGATAATACATTAAACTCTGAAAATCAACTGATTTTGTATCTTCATATTCTGGTAATTCATAAAAATTATTAATAACGGTAAAACCTAAATCTCTAAAAGTACCTGGAATATCTCTTTCTTCACTGACTGTTCCATCTGGCTGTAAAACACCACCTGGTTTAGTTGATCTAACAGTCGTTCTTGGAAATTTATCAGAAAGTAAATCACTATATAAATTATAACTATCACGTCTTGAAAAGTCTTGACAAGAGCATTGCCATCGTAATTCAGTTGTTAAAAATCTACCTACAAGAAAACCACGATGAGCAGGTACAACAGTCGATGTCACCTCATCAGCAGTTGTAGCTCCATAACTATCAGCTCTTTGAAATATAATTTCTTTTGTTACAGCATCTAAACCAGTAACCGTGTAACCTACATAATTTTTGTAATCTCTACCTCTAAGTAGACGACTAACAGTTACATTACCTGATGTTGTACCACTAAGAAGAGTACTTAAAGTGAACTGAGTAGTACTAGTAACAGTAATTGTATATCGACCAGAGGTAACAGTACCACTAGTGACATCAATAAATACCTTATTTCCTGAAGATAAACCATGAGCAGATGGACATGTAATTGTAACTGTAGAGCCACTTCTTGAATAAGTGGAGGCAAGCCCTGGATCTTTTTCTATAATCCGATCAGCTAACCGTTCGCCTGAAAAGAAAGAAAGCTCTGTAGGCAAATAACGAATACGAACTCTTGTAGTAGTCCAACGCGAATCCCCAAAAGTAGTCGATAAATAATAGTTAACATTTCCGTTGTTAGTTGCCGATGCTGAAGTAGTGACAGTAAATGTATTTTGTGTAGTGCTTACGATTGAGAGTGTTTCGTCAACACCTCCTCCAGTTGAAATATCTAACCAGACACTTTCTCCAGGATATAAACCATGATCTTGTTTAGTAACAACTAACGTTGTACCTGATTGACTGTATGTAGCACTGACAGATTTACCTAAATATCTTACCCCAAGGATTGGCAAACCATAATCGTAAAAGCTGAATGCATCTGTATCACGCATTCCAACAATATGTTCTCCTAATTCTTGATTAGTAGAGGGAAAAGTATAGAGTCTTGCAGGAATAAATACACCTGGAAACTGCTGAAAAGTAAAGTATAAACGGTAATCACCACGACGTTGTCTTTCGTTCGCAGTGGAACCTAACATACTTTGAGTTAACGTATATAATTCAAATCCTTTACGCCATCTACTCCATAATGAATCGGTATTATAAAATCTAATTTCACTATTTTTATAACTTCTTCCACCACTTTCGGCTACAGAAAAAGCACCATTATCTAGATTCTTTGAAAACCCTTTATCAAAATCTGTTTTGGGCGAAGTATTAAATTTACCTATACCAAAAGGCATCTTTTAATTTAGTAATATCCACCTTGTATATTACAATAGAAACCATTCGTCAAAGCCGCTGTACCGCTAACAGAGACGTATAAAGCCTGTCCACGCTTAAGCATTAATCCTCTTTGTTTAGGAGCTATTTCATTATTAGCAGAACCAAAATTAGAACCAGCCTGAACAACAGGATGATTAATAAGAGGTAGAACTTCTTTTAAAGTTAAACTACAATATTGTGTAGCAGCTACAGCATCAATACTTGCAACAAATAGTGGGAAGAACTGATTAATATTAGTAACTGTTCCTGTACTTACTAAATAAAAACAAAAATCAATTGGATCATAAACATCTACATTACCTGTAATTGTTCCACCAAGACTAGGAATAGTAACAGTAAATGTTGTTGGAGTAATAGTGACAATTGTAAATGTACCATCTATTGGAACAGTTCCACTGTTATAGCTGGTAAAGTTTAAAAATACTGCTTGACCTACTTCTAAATTATGACCACCAGAAATAGTTATTGTTGCAGTAGTCGAGTTTGCTGAATAAGTACCAGAAGTCGCTGTTCTAGCATCAATCTTTTCAATTACTCTTTTGCTATAACGAAACCAAATCTCATCTATATATGCTCCACTAATAGATGTATCTGTCAAAGCAGAGTCAACATCAAAAACTTTTGTAGAGTTACCAACAGCAGTTGGAATAAGACTGGTAGAAAAGGCTTGACCTGATGCAACAGTTAATAAAGTAGAAGTCGTCGCTGGACGATCTACCATTAACGGTTGTTTATTCGAACTACTACTTGACACTTTTATTGATAGATAGACTTAATTTCAATTATAACTGAAGGTTTTTTACCAGCGAGCTACTTTTGGATCAAGATCTTCTTCAAAAGTTCTCCAAGGATCTTGTTGATCGTATGCATCGTTCTGCTCTTGTGTTTCCCATGCATCACTATCTTTAGGCTTAAATCCTCTTCCAACACCTTGAGGGGCATCTTGATACCCTGGAGTTATACCTGCAATATTCTTCTGTCCTGCCATACGTTGTTGTCTTCCTTCAGTAAAACGCCTACCAGTGTCAGGTCCCTCTGACTCCCAAGGTATTCTTTCTCTTCTTGCACCAAAAAGATACCCGTTTCTTGTTGTAGGTTGAACAGCGTTAAAACGTCCTGCCATCTTATGCAGCCGCTACATTGAAGGTTACAGTAGCCGCAGTACCACCTGCCTCACTTACCCAATTTGTTCTTACCCACTTAACTGGTCTTCCAGAAACACTATAAGAAGTTGTTCCATTAGCAGTTATTGTCTGATTAGCTATTATTGGAGCATAATTAGTTCCATCAACGCTACCTTCTAATCTAACAATTACGTTTGTATCAACACTGGCAACAGTAACAATAAAAGTGTAATCCCTTGTAGAGAAAGTATTATTAACAGCTACTTGTAAAGCGGTACCAACAGCTGGTGCTGATAACGTACTTTCTGTACTGAAAATAGTATCCTGAAAATAATTTATAGCCATAAAACTAGAACTGACTTATTACCTAGAATAACAGGGGGAAACGCTACGTATTATCCCTAAATTTATTTGCAAAATCCTTTTTAAAAATACTTAAAAATTCCTTACCTTTACTTTCTTTACTCTTAGCAGTTCCTGTTCTTTCAGTAGAATCAGTCCATCTCTTATATCCACCAAGTGACTTAGGATCTGCCTTGGCAGTTTTATACTTTTCTCCATACTTACTACCGCGTTCAGTAGTATTTTCCCAATCCATATCATCGAAAATCGACATAATTACCTCCAGGGGTCTCTGCTATTTTTTAAATTCTCAGACTCTGCTTTAGTAGCCTGAGGAGTATTTGAAAATTTATTAGCCGAATGTAATTCTTTTTCTACTTCAGTAGTTTCACTTGGAGTAGGTCTCTCTATTCTTTCTCTTTCTCTATTAAGAGATTTTTGTCCTTCTGAAGTAGCTCCAAGACGTTGAGCTCCTCTATTACGATCCTGTTGATCCCGTTCTCTTTGAGAAGCAGAATAATCAGTAGCTAATCGTTTAGCTCTTTCTCTCTTTGCAGCTGGATCTAATGCCATAATGAAAACTCCTAACGATAATTAGTTTCAAGAACAATTCTGGTACCAACAGCAACGTCAGCAGGTCCAGGTAAGGCTTGAATAAATTCAGCCCCTTCTCTATTGAAACGATAACGTGCTTGCTCTGGATTTCTATAGTTTGGAACATATAAATGGAGAGCTAATCTATCTGTTTCATATAAATAAATCTGCGTCCAAGTTTTAAGTGTCTCTTTAAAATCAGAAGTTGAAATTGTTCTATCAACGTCACCTAAAATACTCTCTATTCTACTTTTTGGAACTGAATCATTATTAACGCTACCAGTCATATCAGTGCGTTTTTCAGCCTCGTCACAACGACTAATCTGTTCAACAATCTTGTCATACCAAAAAGAGTCCTGAATATTATTCATTGCCTCTTCAAGTCGCGCTTGGTCACCAGCTGGTACCGAGGTTAAATTATAACCTAGATGCCAACGCACCTTAGATTGTACATAAGTATCAAGCTTCATTAATCAACACTAAAACAAGCCTAGTGTCAGTCTACTCGGACTAAGTTCTCCTTAAAAATTTCATCCCAATCAACTCGTTTAATATTTCTCAATTGTTCTAACTTCTGAAATCTTTCACCAGATTGGGAAGTCTGTAAATCTTTAATATCACGAGCTGTTTTAAGACCTACCCCAGGTAACGCATCAGCAATTTGACGTGCAGAAGCAGTATTAATATTGACACGAGTATCAATGGGGAAAGTCTCTCTTGTAGTTAGTTTTGCAGGTTTAACTCCTTCAGCTGCTAATTCTGCAGTAAGACGTTCTTCTGTGCGTATTTTTTCATTAGTAGCATCTATATGAGGAGTCAAATCACACTCATCTACATATAAAACTTCATCTTGTGCATCTAGGCACATCATGATGCCTTCACCATGAGAAGAGATAACTTCAACAAGTCCTCCAGTGACTTTGTATTGATACAACATAAACAGACTAGGTTGATACGTTACGACAATAACCCTACTAAACCTTAGCTTTTAAAGCGGATGGTTAGGGTGAGAGTTATCCATCAATAATCCAATTAAAGCTAAAGTGATACCCATAATAAATATCACAGTGATTAATTGCATAATGAATTTGTCAGTACACAAATTATAGACAAGAAAAAAGCGAGCCACAAGGACTCGCCTAATTCTCTTAATCTAAAAGATTATTACTCGTCGTTACCACCTAACTGAGAGGCGAAATCGATGAATCCTTGGATATCATTCCAAGAAACATTAGCAGCAGGACGTAGATAGTTCACGCGGCAAAGAATGTAGCCTGCGCGACCAGCAGTTGAATCGTCAGCACTAATATAAACACCATCACCAGACACAGAAGTGTTAGTAATTGCGTTTACATTGTATACCTTGAATGTGGTATCTGCTACAACCTTATACATCATGGAATCAGCAGCATCACCAGCAGCAATTGTGCTAGTTACGCTTGACCAGAATGGTAGGTTGCCTGTTGTTGTGTCAGCAGCTCCTTGAGCAAAAGCACTAGAAGCAGCAGTAATTGAAGAACTAGCTGCAGCTAGACCATTTAACTGAGTAGCTGGAACACCGAGTGGTGCGCCACTGTTGTCAGGTCCTAGAAGTAGTAGCTCAGTACTTGTAGCTCCTAAGTCAGCTGTTACAGGTGCAGCAGGGAATCCTGCGCGATCTGCAGCGAGAGTAGGAACATCCTGTCCAATAGCGATTGAAGCTCCGTAGACATAAGCTGGACGAGCAGCACTAGCTTGTACAACAAGGCTAGTACGATCATCACGAACTCTGTCTCCAGAACGTCTATCAGGAGAAGGTACTGTGATATTGAAGCTCTTGTAAGAGGCTTTATCAGCCGCTACGTTGGAAACTTTTACATAACCAACAATTTCAAATGCTTCAACACCTGGAAGGCCGAAAACGCCTTCGTCGTTGTAACCAGAAAGTCTATTAATCTGATTACCTGGCTGGAGAACGGCTCCAGATTGTCCTTTATAAGATGCCATTAGTTAATACCTCCTTATTCAGTGATAGTGAAGGCTGTTGTAATGAAGTCCTTATTCAAGTTCGCAAAGCCGGCATAAAGTTGCCATATCAAAATGATAAAGCGACTGAAGTCGTCGTTGTTATTAATTAGAACTTGAGCATTTGGACCACCAATACCTACACCGATCGCCTGAGGGCCGAAGAATAGGCCGGCAGGAGTTTTCTTAGTTTGTGCACCATTACCATCGCCGATATCGACCGAGATCTCTTTGTCAGGGAAGTTAGTAGATTCGAAGAATCTAACACCTTCAAAAACAAATCCTGATGGCATAACTGGCTCGCCAGCTACGAATTGTGCTTGACCGTACTGTCCGCCACCGTAGATAGCCTGGTTAGGAGCCATTGCACCCATAAGAGGGTTAGGCTGTCCCATACCTGGGTAACGTGCAATTTCACGGAAGCCTTGATCAGCACGTAGATCTTTCATAAGTGAAGGATCTGCTATGCAACGATAGTAGCCATCAGCGAAAACTGGTACGTGACGCTTACGTAAGCTCTTAACAACGTCTAAAAGGTCAGTTTTTACATTGAACTTGAAGCGCTCAGAAGCGTATTCTGTAGCTGTGTAAGCAGTAAGAGTAGTGGAGTTACTCTTAGCTTTTCCGTTAGGATAGTAGTAACCACCTTGTGAATCACTACTTTGACCACGTGATTCAGTCTTGAATAGCTCGTCTAAGAAGACGCGATCACGCCAACGGCGATAATCATCAAGAAGGGTAAGCGATCCTATTGACTGATGGAACATGTTAAGGTTCCCAGTATCAAGCAATAGACGCTGAGCGGTCATTAATGTCTCACGAGCAATCTTGAATGTGCTAGGGAGATTTGTGTTATTTGGATCTGCTGGTCCAGTATATTCACGGAGAGATACTAGAACCTTGTCCTTGACAATAGATCTGCTGTTTGCTGTACCAATGGTTTGATCCTGAGTACGCTCACGGCTTGTCTTAGTGCCAGGGTTACCAAAGAACCTGTAGCGGTCTAACTGAACAGTTTGACCAGGTTGCTTAGTAAAGTCATGTACGACTACTGGTTCGGCAGCCATCTCCACAATATACGCTGGATGGGGCCTATAAAGCTCCGCACCAAGCAGTTTGGGGAAATCGTTGTCTATAAACATTTTGTTTTCTCAGCGTTTAGTTTGCTGATATCTGAGAACAAAATCCTCTTACGAGGATGAAGTCTCTATATCTGGAAAAAATCCATTGAAATAATTATAATATGGGTTTATCAACCTACTTATATAAGTTTGACGTCTACTAGACCATGTTGTACTGAGAATAAGCAGTAGAAGGTACAACTGCTTGTCCATCAGGCTTTGGATTTGGATTAATATTTTGAGGTTGCAAATCTGATTGAGAAGCTTCTTGTTCTGCAGCAAGAGCCATCATTATATTCTTGTAGTCTTCAGACTTTTCAACGGCTTCAATAGCTTTTTCTTTGCTCATTTTTTCTTAGCAGGTGGATAGCCAACAGGAAGTTGTTGGAAAGCGGCGGGTGGCATCATTTGTGCCAAGGTCATCTGATATTGTGCAAGAAACATCTTTTGATTATTAATACTTGCATTCAGATTTTGAGTTGATGAAAGACCATTCATCGGTAATGGAGAACCTGGAAGATTTAATTTCAAATAACTTGACTCTAAATCTTGAGGCATAGGAGAATCATTAACCGCTGGATCTCTCATTGCACCATAATTGTCTGTCATTCCATATATAACTTGTCTCTGAGCGTCACCAGCACCAAACATTGTCAGTCCTGGGGCTCCCATACCTCCCCCAGCTGTACCAAATCCAGAAAGAAATGAATTTGTTCTATCTTGTGCGCTACCTTTCTTTTTTGCCATTAGTAAAAAAAATAAAATAGGGGGTAGAAAAACTACCCCTTATTTAGTTATTGAATTACTCCATTACAAGGAGCTTTTGACGGAAGATTTCAGGATCTTGCTGAGCTGCATTTAGATACTTCCAAGCTTCTTGAGGGTTACGATCAGCTGCATTTCCGAAGTTATTCCAGAAATCAGTTGGGTTAGCCGCTCTCTGAGGCTGTGGAGGAACTGGCATCTCAGGGCGTGAAGGAGCTGCTGCAGCTGGAGCTTGTCCAGTAACATTAGGCTGTCCAGTTACCTGAGGAGCATTTGCATACTGCTGACCTACTGCTTGACCTTGAGGAGCTGCTGGTCTTTGTGCAGGAACAGGATAAGGACCATTCTCACCAAAGAACTCACATGTGTAATCAGCAAGAACATCTGGATCAGTAAGGATTCTTTCGTAAACCTTATGCTCTGCAGATAATTCCTTAAGTAGACCTGCTGCCTCATTTAACTGACCATTAGTAGCAGATACAGCATCTTCTAATTGACAAGAATAGTCATTAAGAATAGCTGCAGTGTCAGGACCAAAATGATCAATGACATTGATGCTTGCAGGACTAACTCCGTTTGCGAGGAGCTGGTCTGGTGTTATCTCCTGTAAGGTTTGGGAAGAGTTGTCCGAGTATGCCGGGCTGTTGTTGATCCCAGGCATAGAGGTCTGAAGACCCTGGTTGGCGAATTGGGTCGTTTGTTGGGAACCGTAACTGGCCGGGTCGACTGCTTGAGTCTGAGGCGACTGTTGACCCTGGAACGGGAATTGGACTGGTGAACTCAGGAGCCCCACCACCTTGTTGAACGCCTCCTTGTAAGGACTCTCCTGCTGTTGGGGAGCCTGGGATACCTGGGGGCTGTACGCTGTAGGGGCTGAATTCTGGTAAGGTACCGCCGTCTGCGCTGGCGCTTGTGTCATTGGTGCCGCCATCGGCTGGGAGCTCGCCACCCATTGGGGAGACGTTCCCACTACGGGTGCCTGGGCTGCTGACTGAGCCGCTGGAGCCACGTAGCTGGTCGGCTGGGTCTGGGATACTTGGGGTGCCGATTGGGTCGGCGCTACGGTAGCGTCCTGCATAAGTTACTTCCTTCTGTAAT